GATATGTATCTTCATTTACAAATTGATCATTTTTTTTCATTTAAAGCACCTTTTAAAAATGTAGTCCATTCATGTTTTCTTTTACCCCAGTGATAAAATTTTTTATAAAATTTTTGTTGTTCATCTAAATGATCTTGAATAAAATCTTCATGCAAATAATTTGCAGCTGTTTTTATTGCGACAGCTGTGTCCTGAGCCATTTGTTCATAATTAGTAGAGTAACTAATATATACTGGCCACTCTGAACATGTTTCGTATAAAGCACCAAAATTGTTTGTAATAACATGCACACCTGATGATAACGCTTCTAGTGCTGACACACATGAAGTCTCTTCAAAAATAGATGGATAAACAAACATATCATAATTTGGCATTACTTCTTTAATATATTCATGAGGTTTATAACCAATATAATTTACGTTTGGTAATTGTTTAGCTTGCTCGTAAAGAGGGTAAAAATCTTTATCATTATCATCACTAAATTCACTTCCATAAACTTTAGAAGATGAATAAACATCTAAAGTTATATTGGGGTCTTTTATATCTTGCATAGCAAGTAATAAAACATTAAGGCCTCGCCAAGGTGTACAGTGATGAATAATTTTGATTGGATCACCTTTTTTATAAATTTTTCTTTCTGGAAAAAAATCTAGACCATTTTTTATAACAACCGATCTTTCTGTTGGTATGTCAAAATAATATCTAAATTTTTCATAGTTCCAATGACTATTAAAAACATACCAATCATACTCCTTGTGTCTATCTTTGTTTCTAAAAAATTCTTGTAAATTGGGTTGATTATAAGCATTCTTTTGCCAGAGTATATTTAATTTGTTCGGATCAATGGGAACTTTCCCAGGTATAGACGTACAGATTTGGACTTGATCTAAAATATCTTTAGAGACGTATTTTTCCAACATCTCCATCTGTAATTCAGTAGCACCTCTAGGTTTCATTTTTTACCTCAATATCAAAGTTTCCTGATATAGTCAAACCATCTTCAGTTAAACAAACCATGTGATCTAAATAACCTGGAAAGATAACGAGATCATTTTGCACCACATTTAATTTTTCGCTTGTTTTAAAAATTATATTATTTTTAACTGTTAACATTAAATCAGCAGCTGGATGAAAAAAAACAGTTTGAGGTTTTTGTAGTTTTTCATATATCACAAAACTAAAATGAGATCCTGCATGGTTATGTCTATCTTGAAAATTTTGTTTATAAATATTTCTCCAAATATGAGTCAAAATTAATTTTTTTATTTTGTAATCTCTAGACAAAAGTCTTGTCATAACCTTTGATAAATAAACACAACTTTCTTTTGCTAAATTATTATCTCCTCCATGACTTGTTGTAATTTCAGAAAAAAAACTTTTTTGATAATTAGAACTTTGTAATTGTATTTTAGATATATCAATATTTTCTTTCCAAATAGGGATTTCAAATAAAACTTGTTTCACTTTTTGTCTATTTTATATTTTAACTCTTCTTTAAATTTTTCAAAAGTTTCATCTTTTGTTATTAAGAAAAAAGGCTGCACCCACCTTTCATCCACCCATTGATCCGTTGGTATGCTATGTGGTTGTTGTGTATTATAATAAATACATCTATTCATTCTTGAACCTGCAATTACAGTAGGTTCAAAATCAGTTTCGGAATTATATAATTTTGTGCCATCTTTAATAGAATTAGAATTGTAATAAACTAAACCAGCAAAATCAAAGTTTTTATTATCTTTGTGTGGTCTCTCTTTTTTATAAATTTCAGCTTGCTTTAATTCTTCTAGTTTTATTTTTCTAAATAAAGTTCGAACCACTAATGGTTTCATGTTGGTTTTTTTAACAAATGTTTTTAAAAATATTTGATAAGGGGAAATATTACTTTCCTGATAAGGTATATCCTCAGATTCCCAACAAGGATATCCTTGCATTCTATCAGATACTGTCCATTGTTTTGAATGATAAGTTTGAGAAAAAGGTAAATTTACAAAACCTAAAGTCATAAGACCCAAATCATTTGGATCATAAAAATTATCTATGATGTTTAACATTATTTTTTTGTAAAAGCTTCGAGATTTACTCTTGTCACTTTTACTTCTAAATCTTGCCTAAAATCATCTTGTGTGGTATCAGTATTTGGATCAGCCACATCAGCATCAAACTCTTCTTTACTAGCATAAATTTTTCCTGTTCTTTTGTGTTTGATTATCTCTTTTGCTTCTGCGGGTATCTTTGGTAAATCACTCATGTATTAATATTAATTTTTTTTATTTATAAAATCAACCCTTATTTATAAAAGCTTTAGGAATAGCTTGGCAATTCCAGTGTATAAACCTAAATGGATCAATACCGTAATCAGGTACAAATTCATGAGTTAGATAGGATGGAAAGAAGACACTTAATCCTGGTTTCACAGTTAAGTTAACCTCTGTAGAAGAATGGTCAATTTTTTTTTCATTTAGTTGCGGTAAATCATTCATTAACTTACCAACCCTAGGATCTTGTATTATAGGATATGAAGTTTTATCAGAGCATTTTAAAAATAAAAATCCTGATATATGTCCGTTCCAATGATTATGTGATCTATGCCAGCCACAACCATTTTTAGAAAATTCTTGCACCCACATTTCTGTAATAAAAACAGAATAATTTTTTAGGTCATATCCCATGCTATTTAAAAAATCTACAGATGTCTGCTCTATAAAATGTTGTAGTTCTATAAAAGGTGTTTCATTAACTAAATTTTTAGAATGAAAAGTAAATCCTTTATCTTTAATATCTCCAAAGATTTTATTTCTATCAGATATCTCTTTTTGTTTAGATTTAATTGCATCTACTATTATTGAATCAGATGCATCATTTAAAAGTTTTAACTTTTCTTGATTTATTTCTTCCCCTATCCACAGAGGAGTAGGAAATAAATCTATGGTTTGAAACATTAACGTCCTTGTCTGTTGTATTTTTTATACATCCTTTTTTCGTTTTTGTTTAGTCTTTTTTTGTGTCTTCCAGGTCTTTTTTTTCTTGTGGATCCTTTAAAAGTATTTACGCCAAATAATGGTTTCTTTTTAGCCATTCTCTTGAGATCTATCTATTTGAGCATAACTTATTACGCCTTGAATTTTACTACTTCCAGTAGCTGCTTGCACTGTTACTGAATCTCCTGCCTCTAAATTTAAACCCTGAGGTGTTGCATTTACTTGTGATTTGGCAGCTACCTCATCTCTAAATAGTTCATACTCAGTGCTAGAATCAGAGGCATCTACTAAATTCATATTAACCAAAATACCTGATGATGCATCGTTATTATTACAATAAATACTTTTTATTATTATTGTTGCATCAGTAGGACACGTAAGTGCGGTTGTCTTAGCTGTGCCTGTTTGTTTATATCCTTGATTTTTGTAACGTATGGTCATGATAAGAAATAATTAAATGCATCCTGTTCATTTTTTAACTCTTGTTGATAAGAAGTATTTAACTTATCTTTTAAAGTTTGTAAAGATTGAGCAACTTGTCTTTGATTGTCCTCTGTGTACACAGGTGTTGGTTCAGGTATTACAATATCAACTCTAGCCATTATCTCATTCCATCTGGTTGTACATCAGCTCTAAAAGTTCCGTATCTCCAGCTTTGATCGGTAGAAGTATTCGCAACTTTAATACTTGCAAATCTTGATCTTGCTCTTGTGTCAACTTTTTCTGTGGAGCTAGATATTGTAAAAGGTCCGAGAGGCGAGGATGTTGCAGTATCTGCCGGGAATCTTCTTAAATTGATAGTCACCTGTGCATCTCCTGTAAGTATTTTAAAGTCTGGAAAAAATCTTCTTATACTCATAAAAAATTGTCCATCTCCGCCTTGAGACAAATCAAAATCTCCTGATTGTATAAAAGCAGGTATTGCAGTTTTAGTTCCTGCAGAATCAACTTGGTTATTACCAATTTCGTGAGCATAGTATGTCGTTGCACCGTTTTGATTAGTGACTCCTTGTATTGTTGGGAAAGAAGGGGTACCTGTTGATGAAAATTCTGTTGCATACGGGTTGTCGTATAATGTAGCGTCATACCAAGTAGTTCTAGAAAGTGATCCAGTTGTCCAAGTGTTTTCAGTGTAATTGTAAGTCACAACTCTATCAATTAAAGTTGAACCAGACTTAGGATAAAACCAACTTATCTCTTCATATAGATGATTTAGTCCTGCATAAATTTGTTCTCCGTTATCATAACTTATACCTAAATTATCCCCTTTATCTGTAAATACAAAGTCCTCTACTAAACACGGTAAAGATTTAACGGTACCATCATATACAAAAAATCCTCCAGCTTGGCCCATCCAATAAACAGCACCATTTGCATAATAGACAGCGTGTTGTCCTATTAAACCACAGTTTGAGCCAACTTGTCTTATAGAGAAAGTAAAAGGTGGTCCGACAAACTGCATTACATAAGCTGACGTGTCCGTTAAAATTAAGATGTAATCTTTACCTTTTACAGCTCCTACTATTTTTGTTCCTGAATCAATTCGAAAAGTACCTGCAGTATTAATTGAGGTTGGAGCATAATCTGTAATATCTTCTTGATCAGAAAATCTTATAAACATTTTATCTTGTGTAGATGAGGTCCCAATTGTTGTTTCTGTTCCAAGTATGACTAAATGTCGGTCCCTCTCTGAAACAATGGACATAACGGATTGAGTTGGAGCTCCACTCACAACAGTTGCCCTAGTGCTTAAAGCTGCTGGAACATTACTTATTGTATCCCATTCAAATGTTTGTCCATTTTTAATTGTAGCAATTAACTTTGAACCAAAATGATCAAGTGACCAAGATGCAGATTCTAAAGTTACTCCGCCAGTTAGAGACGCTGATCCCCATCCTAAATAAACTTCCACAGAAGCCCCAGTTGAATGTGCAGATCTTGTGCCTGCAACTGCTCTTGTAATTCCAGTTAGATCATTTGTAGATATGCCGGTATAGGATATAAACTCTGTCCCAACTTTAATTGTACCAGAGCTAGGAAATCCTGTTGTAGATGAAAGAGTTATTGAAGTCCCTGATCCCCCAGTTCCTGCTGTATCATCATTTAAAGATCCGTTTAAAGTTGAAATAACTCCAGAAGATCCTCCCCACCCAGAGGTACCATACCCAAATCCTGAAGTTTGATTTAAAGGACCAACTTTAACATAAGGATTTATTGTGGCTGATCCACTGGCTGCAACAGTTGTTCCAGCATTAGAGGCCATAGTAATTGTAAACGTATCCTGAGTAGGCACAGTAACCACTTCAAAAGTATTTGTTGTAAAATCTGCTGCAACATAGCCTGCTCCTACTGGAGGTGTGACTGATGTAAATGTAAATAAATCTCCAGCAGAAAGTCCGTGAGCTATTTTATTTACCGTTACAGTTGGACTTGTGTTAGCGGTTGTAAATGTTGCTCCAGTTATTGCTGTGTCCAAAGGACTTACATCATAGAAGGCACCCTCGAAATATATTATTAAAGCTTTACTAGTGCCAATAGCTGAGTACCTTCTTCCATCTAAATCTGCCCAGACTAATTGATCTCTCGCAGCTCCTACTAAAGTATTAGATGTTAATTGCTCCCAGCCACCTATTTTTTCTGGTAAGCCATATCTGAATCTAACGAAATCGCCATCAGTCCATTGTCCCTCCGCACCAGTAGCGGTGACTTGTTTATTAAATCCTGGTTGTATTACTACGTTTGTTAATGGCATAGCATAATTTTAACACAATCAACATTTGGTGTATAGATGAAGATTACTCTTTTTCGGTAGGTTTGATCTCAGTTTCTGCATGACTGAGCGTACTATAGCCCTCACTTACTGTAGTGAGAGTAACAATAGCTCTTAATAAATGATTTTTAAAATGACTAAGAGCTTCTTTTGAGATCAAATAACAATTTTGATTTTTTTTAATATTAGTTAATTCATCTTCAGTAAAGGCTAATCTTAATAACCCTTTTTTTTCATCAATAAAAAATTTCATAATTTTACCAAACTATTTGTAGGATCTTTGTACATCCCTAATACTTTTCTTTCATCTAACATTAAATGCGTATTAGGACCGTTAGCATCAACATAATGTAGAAAAACTTGAGAGCTATAATCTTGATCTAAAGGTTTTCTAAAGTGACTTATTTTCTCTCCCATGTACATAACGCCATCGCCTTTTTGTAGAATAACAGGTTCTTCTCCAATGTAAATAGGCCAAGGTTTATCCTCACTAGAATCAATATTAATAGAAATAGTATATTCGCAATTAGGTCTGTCTGTATGTTTATAGAGTTCTTGATATTTTGTATACATTCTAAAATATGAATATCCAGGCAATAATCTTTTACCAGATGCCTCCTGAAAAATTTTAGCTTTAGTAATTAACAAGGAATCAAATATTGGGTGTCCGTAAATCCTAAATGATCCACCAGTAAACCATGCATCTAAATCATCGAAATAATCTTTTGACAATGGAGCAGATCTCATAAATAATTTTGCAGTAGTGCTTAGAAGTTCTATCTCAGTTTCATTTAGAACATTTTTTATAATTTTATGATTAGATATCATGGCATCCATCCAACAACAACATTTCTAACTCCTTTTGTAACTTTTGAAACAGAATGCACAAACAAATGATTACTTGGAAAAATTATCAAAGCGTTTGATTTAGTTCTTATTTTACCATTATCTGTACCCGGAAAATGAAAAATTAATTCTCCACCCTCGTAATCATCATTGAGACCATAAATAAAACTCATTCTTCTAGGTATAGTAAAATGATAATCCGAATGAGCATCGTAAAAAGCACCAACTTCATATTTTAATAATGACAATGTTAAGTCTGTATGGAATGGCATCTCTCTCGCTCCTTGACTTTTGTACATTTTATCTAGAGCTTGCAAAAATTTAAAACATAAAAATTTATACCAAAATACTTTTGTAAATGATTTTTCGTCATTAGTGTTAGTTAAAAATCTTGTTTTAACTTGTCTTATTTTTTTATCCACAATATTTTTCCCATCTTTAATCACGCCAGCTTCCTGATAATCTAAAATTTCCTTACTTATTTTACTAAAAGTTTCAAAAGCTTTTTTATCAAGTAAATTTTCTTGTATAAAAACAAAATCTTTTAAGTCCATGATGTTTTATTTTTTTTCCAAATTAAATTTTTATACCTATCTAAAAAAGATAACCTCCAGAGAGATGACCAATATGTTTCATTTGAGTTTTCATATTTTGTAACCATTTTCCAATTGTCTCTTTTAAAAGGTATAATTTGAACATACGGAGTTCCCTTGGGAATGCAAGTATTTATTTCATTATATTTTTCAGTATTTAATATTATCGGAAAATTAATACATACAGGATGCTGATCAGTGTGCACTATACCTTCTATTATTTTAAAATAATCTTGTGACTTATTATTTAATGGATTCAAAAAAATGCATGAATACCCTTTTGGTGTTTTAATTTTCCAAGGATTAATAATTTTATGAAATGGAGAATTACCATTTTCTTTTATCATTGGACTGCCTTTTAGTTGATCAGTACTATGAGGACTTTCTGAGCCTAATAAAACACCCATGGATTTTAAAAAATTGCTTTTGTCATGAAGATCAATTGGATTATAAAATTTAGAAACAGGACCATCTTGTTTACTAAGACCAGACCCCAAATAATTTTTTTCTAAATTATATTCTATTTTGTAATCTACAGGCAATTGTAATGAATAACCTGATGTTAACGATTCTAAAAAAGGCATGCATTGTTTTATATTAGTTTTAGTTCCTGTGTCTTTTTTCTTGTTTGAATTTGATAAATTTTTATACCATTTAGGTATATTTAATTTGACAGGTTTTGGAAAATCTTCTTTGAGTAAATAATATTTTTTATGTGTAGTAAATTCAATTAGTTGCACAAAAAATTTATACTACTATTTAAATTAAAATCAATTAGATTCATTGAATAGGTTCATTTCACCTACCCAAGTTATACCTCTTTCAGCACACATCTCAGACCACTGTTTTGTGTTAGGAAATTCAAAATTATTTAATTCATGAGAATCTCTTAATTTTTCAAGGCACTGTTTATGCTCTTGTAGCGGAGGTCTACTTCTTCGTTCTATTTCACCATCTAATCTTCTTGCAAAAGCTTCTTTTGTAGGCCAGTCACAAGGAGTTTCTATCATTTCAACATTAAGATTTTCATCATATTTTGCCAAGTGAGTATTAGCCATAATTTGATTATATTGTTCAGAAGTGATATCCAAAATATGATATTGTTCTTTTTTTACACCCTCTGGAATATCAGACTCGTTTTCTACAACTCTGAAAATTGAAGTTTCGTTAAGTTTATCTTTAAAAAATAATCCTTTTGCCATAGTTTATGCCTCGTATATAAATAATCCACCGGCAGTTCCGCCCTGACCAGTTTGGAAATCTTGTCGACCAAGACCGCCTTTACCATCGTTAAAATTGTAACCACCATCTGCATTACCAGCCATTGTATTACTCATGTCTAGTGTTGAACCTGGTGCAGTCCCTGATTGCCCTGGTGAAGAGGGAGACCCTCCAGCATTTGGTCCACCTTGACCACCGTTTGCCGTAAAGTTATGAAAATTAGAAGCACTTCCACTTTGACCATTTTGTGATCCTTGACTACCTATTGCATAAGAAGCAGAAAAAGGTTGAGTAAGTGAATCAATTACAAAGGCACCAAATCCACCCTGGCCACCCGACCCGGCTCTTCCACAGTTGTTTCCAACCCCAGCAGCTCCACCGCCACCGCATAAATAAGCTATGAGCTGTGTTCCACCTCCTGGAGATGGAGATGTGTAAGTCCCTGTTCCTGAACCTGCGTAAAAAGTAGGGAAAGGAATACCAGAACCACCAGCTGATCCTGATGAAGCAGCGGTTAATCTTCCCTGAGCATCCACAGTGATTGACGCTAAAGTGTAACTTCCAGCTGTTACGGCAGTGTTTGCTAATTGATCTGCACCAACTGCATCGTCTGCAATTTTAGCTTGAGTCACAGCGTCATCGTTAATACCAGCCGTTACAACTGCGTTGTTTGAAATTGCAGCAGCAAGTACAGCATCGTCTGCAATTTTAGCAGCAGTTACAGCGTCATCTGCAATTTGTGAAGTCGCTATTGTCCCTGAAATATTAGCAGCAGCGACTGTGCCTCCTAAAGTGTCTAATGAAATTTCAGTTAAATTTGTTCCGTCAGAATACGCAGCATAAATTTTTGCTTGGTCTAATGTAAAACCAGATCCTGAAGCTGTTTTGATTGTTAAATTAGTTGGGTTTGTTAATCCCGTTGCATCAAAAATATAAAATTTTTCTATGCTATCTGGAATTGTACAAATAGTGCTCGCAGCAATTGATGCTGTAGCAAATTTTATTACCATATTTCTAGCATTAGAAATAGTTTTATCAGTCATTACTAGAGCTAAAGTACCACCACTATTTAGTGTTACTGTTTCTACACCAGCAATAGCTTGTTGAATAAGATTTAAGTTATTATTTGTATTATCTCCCCATGTACCAGCGTTTTCGCCAGTTACCATCAATTCGAGTTTAAGATCACTTGAAAAACTAGATGCCATAAATTTTTTCTCCTAAATAATTTTAATTATACCTTCGTTAAGCTGCCAAATCAACCTCTGTCCAGACATTATTTACTCCAAGATCTACCTCTTGCCATGGAGTTACTGCTACATTACCAGTAGACGCAGACATTTGTATTCCGGTTACATCTACTCCAGCTGTAGCTTCTACAGTAACTGATCCAATATTAGATGTCAATTCAAGGCCTGAAACTCCTATAATTTGACCAGGTATTTCTGCATGCTGACCTAATGATAATGTGCCTTGTATTCCAGTTGGTTGCTCATTAGTGCTTTGAACAAGATTGATGCTACCTTGAGTTAAAGCCATTTGTACACCAGTAACATCCACTGGTGTTTTTAAACCAGCTATTGTTGTGCCCATTGAGCCTGTCAAAGAACCAGCACTTGTAACTTCTACTAATGCATCTCCCGTAATATTTAAAGAACCAATTGTAAAATCAAGTTGATCTTCAGAAGCAAAAACTGTTATGTCCTGATCTATTTGAATAGAAAAAGTTCCAAAAGTAGAGCTTAACTGACCCGCACTTGTTACTGTTACGTCTACATCTGTAAATGCGTTAGCAGCTGGGAAGTTAATTGTTGATGTTAATTGTTGTCCTGTTGGTGCTACTGAAAATGCCTCGCCCCAAGCTAAATTACCCCAACGTCTTCTACCCCAACCGATACCTGTTAATTCACCTTCATCGATAGTTGTTGATCCAATGCTTGAAGTTGCAACATTTCCAGTTATTGGTACACCTATGCCGATAGTTGTACTACCGACAGCCATAGACTCTAAACTACCAGTGACTTGGACAGTAACAGAAATTCCTGCTGTTTCTTCTCCAAGAGATGATGTTAAAATTATTCCTGAGGGTTCAACAAGAGCGTCTCCTGTAACAGATTGTAAGGTTCCTACTGAGGAAGTTAATTGTTGCCCGGTGATTGTAGGTTGTGATCCAGAAAGATCACCCCACTCATTTTCATTCCAAGCATCTCCGCCCCAACCTATTTCTATAATTCCAGTTGGAGTAATACTGCCAATACTAAAGGATGCACTTATTCCGGTACCTGTAATTGTGACATCACCTTGTGCCGCCCAACTACCTTCGTTCCAACTAAGTGCACCCCATGTATTTGACATTCATTATAACCCTTAAGCTAATCTTAAGATTGCAGCTGAAGTTGTAAATGCAGGAAACTGAATTGTAAATGTTCCAGCAGTTGCAGTTTTATCTCCACCAAAATCTAATACAGCCACAGCGTCAGTGGTATTTGTGCCACCGTCTGTTGTTGTATTGTAGATTAATGCACCTCTTGCAGTAAGAGTTACACCAACAAAAGATAAGTCAGCAAAGTCTGTTATTGCTACAGACGATGAAACTTTTACTCCTTGATTTACCAAAGCTTTTCCACCAGCAGTGTAGCCAGATGGAGAAGAAACTTCATTTGGAGTTGTATAGTTTGTTGTTGATTTTCCTAAAGTCGCTGAACTCGTAAACATCGCTAACTTATAAGTGTCAGATGATGTATCGAAGTCATGCTTTCCTTGAAGTAATTCTTTTTTGAAAGAATCACAAATTGCATTAGTTGTTATTGCCATATTTTTCTCCTTTAAATTTAAGGACTAGGAGAATCGACTTTGATCCTTGGAACTCCGTCTGAATACTCTCCTCGTCTTCTTCTACCCATTTGTTGTAGGGCAAAATTTTGTATTTCTTCATTATACTTCGAATTATAGAGGTTGTATAGGTTATCGGGTCCTTTTAAAAATCTAAATGCCTCAGCTAATACACCATGTAATAACATAGACTCTTGATATTTAGCTAAATAAGTTTGATTAGTAGAAGTAAATTCTGGTGGATCTTTAATGTAGTTAATTTGCACAGTGTCTGCGGCAGCAGGTGTTGGAGCAACTAATATAGCAAACTCGTTAAAGTTAGCATAATATTTAGGAGTTCCCTGTGTGCCAGAACCATTAAATTCAGATATAAAACTAGTGTCTCTTTTTTCTAAAAAAGTTCTTACTCCTGAACTGATGTGCTCAACAGATCTTAATATTAAACTATCAGATGGTAAGGTCACCGCTCTATTTCCAGCTGTAAATGTTGAAGTAGCATATTTTCTTAAATCATCATAATCAACTTTTCCTGCTACATCTAATTCAACAGATCTAATAAAATCTTGGATTATGGCATCAGTCAAAACATTACTATCGACTTCAGTATAGTTTCTTACTTGTGTTAAAAAATTTGCATGTGTAATTGACATTATGTAATACTCACCTCCACAGATCCGACAGAACCTAAAAGTTCTCTTCTTCTATTTTGTAAAGATGGATCCTCAGGAACCATGTTATGAATTGTTGTTGTAATACCATTAGATGTTACTTGAAAATCTTGTGTTCTAAAAGCAAAGTCTCCAGGTAAAGATAAATTTGCTACACCGACAACTATACCACCTGAATCTGAAATTGTTTGATCGTTTGCAAATTTTTGAGATGGTTGTTGAAATTTCATCACCCTTGGATTTTTTAAGGCTATAGCATCAGCTTTATGATAAGGTGGATCAAGCTGTGGATGTTTAGGTTCAAATTCAGATATATGAACTAACGAACCATTCCATTCTTTAACCATTTCTCTATATGGATATTCCATACCAGATCTATCTGATATCGCTTTTGATCTTTTTCCGCTAGCATAACTCATTAAACACCATCTCCAAAATAAGTTTGAGGAGAAATATAAACAGATGCCCTTTGACCATCCTCATTTAATGCTCTTAACAATTCATCCTCATAAAGCTGTTTTAATAATTGAATTCTATCAGGTGCTTTTTTTACAGATAAATAATATGCAAGTCCTGAACACATGCACGGTAAAAATCTATAAACTACATCAGCTTGGTTTGTATAAATACCAGCATCTTGAATTCTATCTATTGTATAAAATTTTAATGTTGTAAAAGTCGTAGCGTCTGGAGCTAGATATAAAAAAATTTGTGGTGTTGTTTGTCTATCTACAAAATATTGTGATGGTTGTCCTGTCTCTAATTTATTCGGTAGAGCTGCGTAAGCAGATCTATCAATTTTTGTTAATGAAATATCATTAGTTGATGAAGTATTACTAGCAGCAGCTGTTGTTGAGATGTAAGCCTCTAACACATCATTTACACTTGCATTTACAGCGTACTGTGCAGTGCCTGCTGTTAAAGCTACTTCATTAAGAGATACTTTCCATAAATGAATACCTCTATTACCCCACTCTGAAAATAAAAGATTTAAACTTCTTCTTGCACTACGTAAGTCATGACCACTGTTGGTTCGCATACCGCATCTTTCGTATGCCTCTTCAATAATATCATCGATATTTAAATCGAATGCTGTAGTTCCTGACGTAGCCATAATTCATTACATTAAATCTTTATAATAATCTAAAGATTTTCCTGGTGGTAAACTCTCATCTTGTAAGCCCATGCCTGACGTTCTAGCTGCACCATAGCCTCTAACAGATTTACCCATAGATGCTTTCATCATATCTTTTTCTCTAACTTTTTGAGCAGCCATTCCAACATTAGCTTTCATCATTTTACCTGTTTTAGCTTTTGACATAAATTGTACCCTTTTAGGTGTTTTTAAATTTTTTGGTCTTTTTTTAAGTGCTTCTTTAATTTGTTCGATATTTTCTTTTGTAATTTTTTTAATTTTAAATTTGTCTTTCATATATTTTCTAAAACTTTCTTTAGTTTGAAAAGGTGCATCTTTTCCCATGTCGGCTCCTCCACCTACACTGGCTTTTTTTACTTTCATATTTTTTTCTATTGCCATGCCTCTTCTTTTTTCATAGCTAGATAATTTTCCATCTTTATCTAGATCTGCTTTTTTTGGGTTCTTTAACATTTCTCCTCCGATATTTCTTTTAGTCATTAATTTTGCTAACATGCTTGGACTTAATTCTAAAAATATTCCTCCAGGCATATTACTTTTGAATAAAGATTTTTTAGCAATATTTGCTGTAGTTTTATATTTCTTTTTAGCTGCCATAATTCTCCTTAGATTTCTATCATACCACCATAGTACTTCTTGGTAAAGGTACTGACGTTAGTAGGTTTCCCACCCACTCCTTGGGCTCGTGCTCTTTTCCTTGCAACGGCACTCTTCCTCTGGGATTCTGTCATCCTTGCCGCTTTGGCAGCAGGGACGCACTTTGGATACTTCCGTTTTTGATCCGCTTTTAATTTTGAACGACCACACGGTGCGTAAGAACCATCTTTTCGTTTGCTCCCAATATCTACCCATTTTTGATCGAACCATTTCTTTAGTCCCATTAGAATACGCCTTTGAATTTTGTACCTTTAATAGCTGCTCCAGCTCCACGGCACATACCACCATCTGTAAATTTTTTCAGGTTAGTACCCATCAATTCAATTCTTTCTTTATCACCACTAGATTTAATTCTATCTTTCTTTTTATAATTTTTTGCTGATTTAGCTTCATCCAAAGCTCTTACTTCTGCAGCAGTAAACATTCTGCCTTTTTTAACTTCTTTACCTTTTTCAAAACTTTTTGAAAATGAAAACATTACATTTTTAGATTTACCAGTTTTAGAACCAGTTAAAGATAAAAGAGAATCTTTACCCTCTTTAGTAAAAGTAGCTCCTATTGTGCTACTAAGGTTTTCTTTTGATACTTTACTAAAAGGTTTTGATACATTTACATCTAGTTTTTTGTCACCTTTTTTTATACCTAATTCTGCTTTTGGTTCAGTTACATATTCGTTATCAAATGCACTAAGAGCACCAGTTATATCAATACCTCTTTTTTTCTTAGTCATCTAACATTCCCTTATAATAGTTTTTATAACTTTTATTAGAGACTTCATGACCAGCAAGATTACCTTTTATATAAGTTCCTGTATAAGGTTCTAAAGTTTGTGCAAATCTTCCTTCTTTAGCTTTTACAACTGAGTCTAAAGATTTAGCTTGGGCTTTATGAAGTCTTGAAGCTTTGTGTAAAGCACCAGCAACTTTTTTAATTTTAGCTTCTCCACCAGATACTTTACCAGCTGGTTTAGGTCCTCTAAAATCTTTTCTCTTCACACCTGATGGGTCTTTAATTTTACCAGCACAAATTTTAGAGGCATATGCATTCGCATAGGCCGAAGGGTATACCTTAAATTTTCTTTTTGCTGCTGCTTTTCCTCTTGGGCATAGTTTTGTCATAGTAAAGAATTATAACACTTCTTTGACTGACAGTCTATGCTTTGAATAGACGGCTTTTCTTTCTTTTAATAGCTGCAATGACTCTCTTTTTTTTCTTCTTTTCATCTCTTGCACCTCTTAACTTGCCTTCTATTTGCTTAGGCATTTGTGATCTTGTTATCGCCATATTATTCTAAATCCACTGCATTTCCTATTATTGGTTTGTATTTAGTTTTACCATCTTCTTTAAAAGCTCTCAATAATTGTTTTCTAGGTTTATCAGATACGTAACTACAGTGAACCCAGCCACTGTTTGGTTCACCGGGAGTGTAAAATTCAAGTATCATTTGATCCCAGTTAAGATTTGCTTTAATCCAATCAAAAACCTCAGCATTATCTGTGCCCAGACATTCGAAGTCGACCGCTTCCGCACGGGTATGTTGCGAATGTAAGGAGCTGCCAATTTTTACACATAACTCTGGACTCCGAAAGCAGCTCGTCACCGTTACCCTGCCGAAGTGGTCACGAACTGGCTGTAAAATATTTTCACAAAGTAATTTTAATTTTTCTATCTGATCTGCGTTAGGATTATTATCTATACCCAGCCTGATAGCTGTGTCTGATTTAATTAGTTCTGCTAAACTGAAGTTACGTGATAATTTCATATTTTTAAATTAAATGATAAAGATATTCTATCAAATTTAGAGTTATTTGTCTCTACACAATGTTTCATATTTGATGGGAACAAAATATACATATTAGGCTCTGGTTTAAAGCATATATTAGTGTTTGTTAAAAATGTCGTTTCCTTACACTTACCATCAAAATGATATTCTAATAAATCATCATTTCTTAAAAATTTAATTTTACCTGAATTTTCTGGAACTTGTATATAATAAACTCCAGAGATTTGTGAATTGGGATGTGTGTGAAGCATATTAGAACTTGAAGTCTTATTGAAATTAATCCAAAAATTATCAACATATAACTTGTTATTAAATTTATAATCCTTTGCATACTCTTGTGCAAAAAATAAAATTTTTTGAAATAATTTAATTATATTATTATCAAACGGTAAATCAGGAGTTTGATAGCCACCCACGTTTGATTTTTGTCTAGATTCGTATTTGTTTTTATTTTTTTCAGCGTATTCTTTTAAATACTCTAAATCAAAATCTAACTTACCTATGCCAATTTTAGTTTTAAATGGCTCAATAATTGTAAATGACATTATTTAAGATGAAGTTTCTTAATAGATTTTTCACCCATATATATCTCTGTTTCTGCCTCACTACGAATACACTTATAAGATATATTTGGATTAAACTCACGCTCCGCAACTCTACGTGCACGTAAACATTCTGCCATGTTTGCTTGTATTCTGTGCTCCTTGATCTCTCCGTCCCAGAACATCAGCAGGGCCACCACAGTCTCAATCATACTACCTTACCTTTATTTTGGCCCTCTTTTATTTTATATCTGCTAGATCCGTTTGCATTTATCTCTACTTCTTTTTTTAATTCTTTTACATATTTCATTTGTTTAGCTTCCTTATTTATATGAGCTATGTAATCTAAAATTTTTCTAGTTACTCTTCCCGTTGCCATTATATTTTATATCCCTGTTTGCATCTTTTAGTTTTTCAATATCAGCCAAAACTTTATCCATCTGCTTTCTTAAAAACTCGATGTTTACCTTATTCAAAGCCATGTCTTCAATATGTTTATTGATACGGTCAGTCGACTTATAAAGATCCTCGATCATCATGAATTGTTCCGAATCGGCCGGCAATGAACCTAGTTGTCCTCGTGGCCATTTAATTCTAAACTCTGTGTTCTCTTCTAAATCTTTTTCCATTAGTTGTAGTCTAGTGTCAGCAACATTTAATCTTTCTACAATCTGGAAGTAACCCATAGTGCCAAGTGCTACGATTATTATAAGACTAGCAACCGTCTTCATCGGCATTTGCACAGCAGCAGATTCAGATATTGTCAAAGGTTTATTACTCATCAAGCTCCGTTAAATAAATCCTCTGGTGAAACTCTTTTTTTCTTTTTTCTTTTTTTAAATAATTTAAAAAAACTTTTGTATGCATTACTAATAATGCTTCCTATTTTATTTACAAAATTATCTACTCCTCCAAAAAAATTACTTAAAAATTTATCCATCTTTTTTACCATCGTTTTCATATGACATATCTTCTGCATGTTCTTTATAAGATTCGTAAGTTCTTTTTTCATCTTTTATTTTNTCCATTTGATAAAACATCTTATCAGAATCCTCTGTGACCATGCTAGAGTCTTCCGCATCCCAATAAGTAGTTTGGACTTTATAGTCTGGCCAACTGTTATCAGTAGTGTAACTAGTGCAATGCCACAAAATACGGTTGTTAGGCTGAGCAGCATAATTACCGTTATCAAGCTCCAAAATATGGGCACACTTATGTTCTTGAGGTATTTCAGAATGTTCTGTATCAATAATATTAACGTCTGGGTGGGCCCAATCAATCGTGAATAAATATTTACCATGATAAAATTTTTTATCTAAACCTAAATACTTACCCCTTAAACCATCCAGCCAATCAAAGCAAGTGATACTAGGCCAGTAACTAAAACAATTCCACAATTCCAACTCGTGAACTGGCATATCGGGCACTTCGGCTCTATCAAACTGTTTTTGGAAAAATGCTGAGATAGGCAGTCTCCAATAACACGCACCGTTTGGCAACATGATATTAAATAAGATAGCCCTACCTGAAATACTGCTAATACTAAAGATAACACAGTCACTAAACTGTCCTTTATTTTCTTCCATGTCATAAAGATACTCCTTTCTTATTTTACAATATATTGGTGGTACATTTGCATTTAAGTATGACATACATTTTGTAATATTTTTTTTAAATTTTTTACTATTATATCATAATTATCATATGGATGCACAAAGTCACTACTCAAATTTATGTTATAATCATAACCAAAAAAAGATATATTATTTTTATTATTCCAAAGTACAACCCCTTTTCTTTGTTTAAATTGATTAGCTGCCAGATGTTGTAAACTTGTGTCTACAGATAAAAAAGTTTTACAGTTTGCGACAATTTTTAACATGTCATGAAAACCATTTATTTTAATTTTTCCTAGATCAATAATCTGATAATTTTGAAAATCATTTTGTAAATTTTCGAAAAAAATCTCATTATTTTTATCAGTAAAATATTTATTTTTATAACCTATAAAGGGTAAAGAAAAATTTGGTTTTTTCAAAGATACTAAAATATATGGTTTAGCTTTCTCAAATAAATTATCCTGTTGTATTTTAAAAAAAGGATATTTAACTTTTTTTACATTTAACAATTCACAATAATTTTCTACTAAACTATTATACCCTTTTAGATGACTTTCATTTTGCCAAAACATTGTATATATTTTTTTAAATTTTCTAAAAAAATTTGATTGATCTTCTCTTCCATCGGCAGATAAAAAATTTGAATCTATTGCATCTTTGCAATAGTCTTGCCCAGCGAATAGTGAGGGTCTCGAACTTATAATATATAATTTTTGTTTGTATTGATGATAGTATTGATTTAATGCACCTGAAACACAGACTTCATCTCCTAATGCACAATTGGTTATAAAAACCGCATTAACATTTCCATCTTCTTCGAGCTTGTCTAATTCTTGAATTAGGGTCATTTCTAGTTTTTGCACTAGCCCTTTTTAACTGACCTAAGCTTCTTGCACAATAACTTTTTCTTCTTTTTGCATCTTTAGAGCCTGGTTTTACTTTACCAGTTACTGCTGTTTTTAATTTAGATCCTGGATTTAGCCTTCTATAAGCTTTTACTCCAGCTTCAGTCATTCCTGCACCTTTTTTAGTGGGTCTAAAATTTTTTTTATTTCTGGGTGGCATTCCACCTTTTTTGAAACTTAATAATTCTAAAGTATAATTATCCATTTTTATGTAAAGGTAATTGTTACACCAGCAGTATTTGCTATTGTTGCGTGTATACCTTCTGGAAAAAAAATACCTGAACCAGGTAAATACATATCTAAACCTTCTTCCCCAAAAAGATAAGTTGCTATTACTGTGCCTGTCGCACCACCAGATCTAAAAATTATTGAACCATCAGTGGAGTTACCCTTGGCTTGTATGGATGTTAGTCTAGCTCTTCTGCTAGTTGGAACCATCTGCTCTGTGCCAGTCGAGTGTTTTACCGACTGATCTGATGTAAAACTTCCTCCACCCGACATTTATTATCCTGGGTTAGATGTTGTTAATTGTGGTGCATTATATTTATCAGTTAATAAAGTATAAGCAGCAATATTTGTTTTTGTTTTACAAAAAATTCCTGCAGGAAATAAAATTCCATCTTCAGGAAAGTTAAAATTAATAACGTCTCCAGTAGGAACGTCTGCTTGAAATAATGTAGTTCCAGAATTTGATGTAGTAGTGAGTTCAAGAACTCCCGCTCCTCCACCATCTGAAGCTATTATAATTCCTTTTAATCTTACTGGCGGAGCTATAACTGCAGAAGCTCCTGCAGCAGCATCTGATCTAGTAGCTTGTATATCGGCTTTTACTGCCATAAATTCTCCTATTTAGTTGTGGCTCCCGAAGGAGCCACTAATTATTTATTACTGTGCATCAAAAGGTGTTGCAAGTGTTCCGTTACCAAGTAACTGACCCTCTACAGCATATAAGTTAGCTGCGATTGCAGTAAATTTGATTCTTGAACCTTTTA